TTGTACTGTAACAGGAACTGAATTTATTTTTAGAGGATTGGACAATGTTAAGAAAATCAAATCAATAAAAGATATAGATGCTATTTGGATAGAAGAGGCAGACGAGATTGATTATAAATCATTCAAAGAACTTAAATCGAGATTGAGAAGTATAAAAAACAGGAACATATTGATATTGACAACTAATCCTAATGAGTTCGGAGTATGGACGTATAAATATTTGACAGAAGTTTTGAAAACGGTTGGCAAAGATGAAAACAATCTATACGCTGAACGGATTATGAAAATAAAGAATGAAGTAAATCTGAAAAAAGGAAATGTATTTTCTGAAAACATATATTTACATCATTCGGTATACACGGACAATAAATTTTTGCCCGACAATTTTATAGCAGACTTGGAAACTGAAACAGATGACTATTTAAGAGCAATAAAGACGTTAGGTAGATTCGGAAGTGCTGGGGATACATTATTTAGAAATTTACATCATATGGAACAATCAAGAATAGAGAAAATAATTGAAGGTAAATGGAATAGATTTGCTGGATTCGATTTCGGTTTTAGCAATTCCTATAACGCAATAGTGAGAATGGTGATAGACGAGGAACTGAATGACTTGTATATCTATGAGGAATTTTATGACAACCATCTATTAGATCCTGAAATGCTAGAAATGGAAATTATCCAAAAAATGATAGAAGAAGGCGAAGTTGTATATGCTGATAGTCAAGAACCTAAGTCAATAGAATTTTTTAATGTGAATGGACTTTTGATTAATTCGGTAAAAAAAACAACTGATATGAGCAAGGCAGGTGTGAGAAAAATACAATCATTCAGAAATATATTTATTGATAAAAATGTATGTCCGAATACATATAGGGAACTAACAGAAATGAAATGGTTTTATAACAAAGACGGATTAATTGCTAAAAATCCGAAAACCAAGAAGCCTTTTAATATAGACCCACATACATTCGATGCGATTAAATATGGAATAAGTGAATATACGCCATATGTTTCAAATAAACATTATTATAAAGACAAGGAGGTGGATAATGAGACTTAATATTTTTTCAAAAGGATTTTGGAGTACCAGGTCGCCAGTTACGTTATCAGAATTTATAAATAATTATTCTCTTGGAGACGAAGATCCTGAAAAGTTTTTGAGCCAATTGTACAAGAACCCTTTCACAAGTTCGGCTATTACAAGAATAAATGAAGCGATTAATAATTTAAAATGGGGAACTTATAAAAAAGGATATGGAGATAATGTTAGAGATGTTAAAAGTAGCTATGTGTTAAATACATTGCAAAATCCTAATTCTTTGCTCAACACAGACCAGTTTATTAATTATTTTGCTTTATATTACATCTTGTTTGGCGAGTTGCTTGTAATGAGAATTGATTTGTATACAAAAGCCGAATTGATTTTATTTAAAAAAGGCTCTTATTATATCGAATACGATAATGACAACGTATTGAATGGAATTAAGTCAATACGAATAAATGGCAAAGAGTACAAAGGCGAAGACTTGAAGATGTTTCATTATATCAAAGGTGTGAACGTTTACGACAACATTGCTGGAGCAGGTCGAGGAATAAGCAAGGTACAGTCACTAGCAGCTTTACACAATTACTGGTGCTATATAATGCAGTGGAACAACAGCATATTGAAGAATGGTGGTAAGAGAAATCTTATAATCGTTGTTAAAAGGTTTCTGAACGCTTTTAAGAAAAAGGAAATTAAGAACGAAATAGAGCAGAATAGCGGTTCTAGGAATGTAGGGAAAGCACTTATCCTGGATGGAGAAGGTGCAGAAATAAAAGAGGCAGACTTTTCACCGCAGGATTTTGATTTTCTTAATGCTATGGATGAAATAAGGAATACAACTGCCGCTGTTATGAATGTGCCAAGTATACTGATTGGAGATAGAACAAACAGCAAGTTTAGTAATTATAAGGAAGCAAAAAAAGATTTATATACAGAGAACATATTGCCATTAGTCGAACAAATAGCCGAGTATCTTAATAATATAATGAAAGATAAACTAGAAAGCAATGAATACATTGACTTTGATACAAGCACAATTGGAGTGCTCAAAGAAGACAGAAAAGAGAAAATGGCAATGCTTAATAATCTTAGTTATTTAACAATAAATGAGAAGAGAGCAGAGCTTGAATATCCGCCTATTGAAAATGGAGACGATATTTTAATAAGTACATCAATGACATCACTCAAAGAAATGTATGAAGAAGAAAAACCAGTTGAGGAGGAAGACGATGGCGAAGAAGCCGAATCAAGTGAAGAAGAAAATGAAGAAAATCAAACTGACTAATTCTCAAAAAAAGATAATCGCCAAAAGACAGTTGAAAATGCGAAATAGATTAATACTTAAATTATTTGGACGGCTAAGACTGGTATTTAAGCAACTTCGTGGTGATATGGATGTAAATGAGCAGATGTTTTTAGGGGAATTTGCTTGGGAAACGTTTAGTAATCGATTGTTTATAGAGCTAAAAAAAGGAATATTTGAAACTGTAAACGAGACATCTAATTTCTTGATTACACATCGTGGAATTGATAAGAAGTTGATCCCAGCGGTTAAGAACAAAACGTTAAAAACATTAAGTAAAAAGGTAATTGCTGAAAAGGTAACAAATATCACTAAAACCACGAAAGATATTTTAAACAAAATCATAGTTCGTGGGCAGGAAAGCGGAACAAACATCAGAGATATAGCAAAAGAAATAACAAAAAAAATAAAAGGTATGGAAAAGAAAAGGGCAATGGTTATTGCTAGAACCGAAACAGCAACAACCTCGACAACTACATATCATAATGGATTGGAACAAGCTGGATTAGAAAAGACTTGGTGGCACGTTGGTGGGGGAAAAACCGACAGGGAAAGCCATTTGAAATGCGATAAGGAAACTATCCCAGCAAACGAAACTTTTAGTTGTGGACTTAAACATCCACATCAGTTGGGAGCACCAGCGAGTGAGATTATAAATTGTCATTGTGAATTGATATAAAGGAGGTAAAAATGCCAGAAAAATTAGAAAAAAGTATGTCTGTTGGTTTAACTTTGAAACAGGAAAATGAAACAGAAAAAGGGATAATCGAAGGGCAGTTGGTAACACATAGCGTTTTAGATGCTTATAACGATGTATTTACTAAGGAATCGTTAGATAAAGTAGATAAGGATAAAACTTATTTCTTGTTGCATATGCACAATTGGGAACGAGAACTAGGAGTAATGAAATTACATCAAGATGAGCAAGGAAATCTTAAATTTATAGGACAATTAGATTTATCCACAGATGATAATGGAAATGCACTTAACAAAGAAGCTCAAAAAGTATATTCAATGATGAAAAAAGGTGCGAATTATCAAATGTCTGTAGGCGGACTTATCAAAAGCCGTGATTTTGGAAAATTCAATACAGATAAAGGAGATATGGATGTAAGGTTTATTAAAGAGTTTGAGGTTGTGGAAGGTAGCATTGTGTTAAAAGGTGCAGTACCTGGAGCGACTGTGCAAGCAGTAAAAGGCGATAATAATATAAATAAAAATAAAGGAGATGATAATATGCCAAAAAATATTGAAGATTTGGAAAAAGGAATGAATCAAAACACAGAGGATATTAAAAAAGCAAATGAAGATTTAACTGGAGCTTTGAAAAAAAATAAAGAGTTGGAAGAAAAAATTGACAAGGCAAATGAAGAACTTGAAAAAATGGGTAAATCTTTAGATGAACTTATGAAAAAAGGTGTATCTAGTCCTGAAACAGAAGGGAAAAAAGAAACTGAAGCATTGCAAAAATTTCTAAGAACTGGAGAAGCTGAAAATTTAAGGGTTGCAAAAGCAATATCTAGTACACAAGTTGCCGTATTAATTCCAAGTGCCTTAGAAAGAGAAATTTTAAAAGAAATAAAAGAAAATTCTCCATTTTTGTTTAACGCAAGAATTTATACAGGTAAGGAATCCTACAGAAGAGTACCGATTAGAAATGAAATAACTCCTAAAAACCAAGCTGTAAAAGAAGGTGTTGGAAATACTCAAAGTGGAGAAATAAGTTACACATATATTGATATAAAAGCTGGGAAAAGACAAGTTCCATATCCATTGACAGATGAAGCTAGGGAAGATGCGTTTGCTGATTTAGTTGGCGAAATTAAAGAAGCAGTTGCAGAAGATTTTGGAATAACGTTAAGTGATTTAACAATAAATGGAACATATAATGAAACAGCAGACCAGTTTATTGAAGGGTTTATGACAAATGCTGATGTAAAAGCCAATGCAGTAACATCTGCTACAGCTGGAAAAGTAACTTGGGAAGATATGGTGAAACTTGAAACAGGAATGAAAAAACAATATAGAAAAAATGCCAAATACTATGTCTCTCTAAAAATGTATGAAGAAATGAAATTATGGAAAGATACAACGGATAGACAATTGTGGAGTACAATCCATAACGGTGCAACAATGGTATTCAATGGTTATGAAGTGGTTGTTGATGAGTTTTTAGATGATATAGCAACTGGAAAATTCCCTGCAATATTCTGTGACTTCAAAAAAGGTTACGGATACTACATAAAGAATAATTTCGAACAAGAAACAAACAGAAAAGTAAATGAAGGAATTACAGAAATTTATACAAGAATAAGAATCGGAGGAAAAGTGTTAAGACCAAATGCTTTTAAACCGTTAAAAGTAAAATAGAGGTGGTTTGAATGCTGATAACAGTAAATGACTACGAAAAAATAACAGGCAAGACCTTAGCTGATAAAGAATTGGCTAAGGTTGAAACCTTGCTTGGTATCGCAATTAGTCAAATTGAAAATATAACTGGATATAAATTAGAAGTTGAAACGCTTACAGAAAATTATGATTACAATAAGCGAATTTACTTGAATAAACGTCCAGTTGCTGAAATTGTGGGCATTGATTCCAATGATGAATATAAAAGTCGCGGGAATTATATTGAGTTTGTTAATTTTAGTAATTGTCCTTGCAATACAAAAGAAAAAGAAATTGAAGTAACTTATAAGGCTGGATATGATGAACTGCCAGACTGGCTGAAATATGAAATATCTATGCTTGTGAATGATTTTATAAACAGTATGGATGAAGAGGCTGGCAAGTATAAAACTTATAAGATTGACGATATTTCTTATTCATTCGTGGATTTTGCAAGCAACAAGAGAGAAAAAATTGAAAGTATCGTGAGGAGGATATATGGCTGAAATTGTATATGAATTAGAAGGACTGGAAAAACTTGATAAGGAACTGAAGTATTTGAGTTCTCATGCTGTTAAAGTTGGAGTTTTAGGAGATGGGAGTAATAACGGTGTTTCGGTTCAAGATTATGCCATTTTCAATGAATATGGTACAAGCCGTGGCATTCCGCCGAGACCTTTTTTCAGACTTTCTGTAGGTACTGCAAATGCACAGAATGAGATAAAAGAATATATGAAAAGTCAAGTTGAACAAATTATTCAGGGTGGAATGACTGGGCAACAGGCTTATGAAAATCTAGGAACATTTGTAGTCCAAAAAATCAAAAAAACAATAGCAAGCGGGAATTTTGCAGCACTTAATCCACAAACTATAAAGAAAAAAGGACACAGTAAACCGCTTATGGATACTCGCTCACTGTATAATTCAATTAATTATGAGATTGTAGGTGTATAAAATGGCACATAAAACATTTATTCCGAAAAGATTTTTCAGCAAATGCAGAATATCAAAGAAAACTAGCGAATGGATTAATTCGGAACTGGTAGAAATTGATGAAAGCAAGGAATTTGAAGGAGCAGTATTTAATCTTAATAGACAAGACATAAGTATGCTTACGGATCAAGGGATACAAGTGACTTTAGACACTAAAAAAATATATTGCTATATTGATATTGACTTAAAAAATACGATTGAATTTGAGGGGAATAACTATATTGTGACAACAGCAAAGAATTATATGAAACACGATAAACTTAGAATTTATTATATTGAAAGAGTGCAAGAATGAAAAATGAAGTATTAAGAAAATTATTAGCCAGTTTCGTAAATTTCCAAGTTATTCGTGATAATTATGTAGCTAAAAAGCCAGCAGAATGCGCTGTTATGCATACGATAAGTCTTAACAAGTCAGCATACAGTGCATATAGAACTGTTGAAAAGACAGATACACAGATTAAGGAAAAGGCTTTGAGATTAGTTATCGCTTATTTACAATTTGATTTTTATGCTCCAACACAGGCAAGAGCAGAAGAAATGGCTAGTGAATTGCTTGAGGTTATAGTATTTAAAAAAAGGCACGACTTAATCAGAAACGGATTTGGACTAAGTGATGATGAGATAGAAATAAAAGATTTAACTTTCCTTGAAAGTAGTCAATATATTTACAGATTTAGTTTTGATGTAGAAATGAACTGGCGAGAATCAAGTGAAAGAGTAAGAGATTTAATTAAAGATGTAGAAGTAAAAACGGAGGTAGAGAATGGCTAAGAAAATAAAAGTAACAGTAATAAGACCAACAAAGCCTTTATTGCTAGGCGATTTTGGGAAAGTCTTATTTATAACTAAAGAAGCAGATAAACCTTATAAGAAATACACAAAATTAGATGATGTTAAAACAGATTTTGGGGCTGATTCTAAAATGTACAAAGGGGTGGAAACGTTTTTGTCACAAGAGGATAGCGATGGAAATGTAATACAGCCAGATGTTTGGTATTGTGCAAGTAAAGCAACACCGAACGAAGAATTTTTAGATAGTTTACCAACTGGCGATTTTTATGGTGTAATTGTAGACTTTTACGATGAAGAGTTTGCAAAAGCATTGGCTAAATGGCTAACTAGAAATGTTAAGTTTGCAATTGTAGCAAATTCAACAGCAGAGAATAACAAATTAAAAGAAAGTGCAAGAATATATTTTATGGCAGGAAAAGCCGAAGGTGGAAACTTGGATATATTTGGATTACCAGCTTATACATTTGCTCAAGGAATCAATGGGCGTTGGAGTGACAGAAGAATATTAGGAGTAGATCCGTCAGCTAAAACTTTGACAGAAGAAAGTGATAATGAAGAAGGCAATATTAATTACACTAGAAATTTTGTTGGATACAATGCTGTAACAAGCGGTTCGTGGTGTGCTGATGGTGTAAGACATGCAGATCAAACTATTAAAATAGATGCGATTGTGCATAATATTGAAACTAATTTAGCTAGAATGTTAATTGAAGAAAAGAATACAACAATGGATGGCGAAGGTATTCCAAAAGTTGAAGCGTTATTAAACAGAGTAATGCTAGCAATGGGGAAACAAGGAGCAGTTGCTAAGAATAATAGTGGCGAATACTTGTTTAAAGTTACAGTCCCAAGCATTGAAGACACTTCGGCACAGACAGGATTGACTGTAGACGATTACATCAATCGTACACTTAGAAATGTAAAAATTGATTTTACAATCAGTACAGAAATAGAAAAAATTGAAGTTACTTTGGTTTGGCACGACGAACCATTAACAGCATAGGGAGGTAGAAAATGGGAAATAATTTTTTAGAAAAGTCGATTGATTTAAGTAAAGTAGATTTAATCATAAGTTTTCCAGGAGTAGAAATGGCATATATGATTAAAGAAGCTAAAGATATACAGAATAATCCAACAGAAGATTCGCATACATTAGGAGATTCCGATATAAAAGGAAACGTTCCTACAATTCAGACTAGATCTACTAAGAGAGAAATTAAAATTGTAACCATAAAAGGAAGTGATGATGATATTTTTTTGGCAAAATGCAATAAAAATCCTGACGGTAAATTAGGAACATTGACATACATAGATAATACAGGAATGAATAAAATTGTCGGAAATGGACGAGGTGTATCAGTCCAAAAAGGTGGAGAAAGAAAAAATAATACAAAAGATGTTGATATTGAGTATACATTACAATGTGCAAAATATGATGAAATAGTATAGGAGGATATAAAAATGGCAAATAAAATAAACGAAAAAGTGGAAGAAAGAGGAACAGAGCAAGAAAATAATGTTTTTATTGATAATCTAGGAAGGTTAAATATTAAGGGGCAAGAGATATATGTGGATGCAGAAGGAAATACAAAAGTTTTTGATTTCCAGTTGACTAAACCGCAGAATTTGCAATTATATCAAAAAACATACTTAAATTTAGTAGCAAATAATGATTATTTTACATTTGCAAGCATTCTTTTGCCAAAAATGGTTGAATTTCCAAAGGAAGCTAGAAAAATTGAATTTTTTGAAAACGATTCAGAAGCATTGGTTGAATTGTGTGAGGTGATTGCTACCTTTATGGAAAAGTCGAAAGAGAAGAAAAAGAGAAAATTGAATATGAAACTGAAATAGCAGAGGAGCAGTATGAAGACCCGCTAATTAAATTGAGGTGGGAATTTATTGTAAAAAAAGGAATAAAAGATCCTAATGTTGTTCTTGATATGAGCAACATTAGATTTTTTCAATGGATAAGAGCAACAATGGATTTTGAGGAAAAGGAGGATTAAAAAATGGCTGGCGGAAATAAAATGGAAATATTGATAGGGGCAAAAGTAGAAGATAGCCCAATAAATAAGTTGAAACAAAAAATGAATAGTGTTGTGCCAGTCGCCGATAAATTAGAAAAAAGAGTATCAAGAATTGGTAATAACGTTCGTGTGACTGCTCTTGAAAGATTAAGAGCCAAAATGTTTAGTATTTTTACGCCTATTAATAAACTTCGTGAGAAAATGAAGGGATTGGGTAGGGATATAAAAATAGATGCAGCAGTAAGATTAAATTCAGCGTTATATAGAATAATGCCAACTATAAATAGGATTGGTGCAAGTTTAAATAATTTGAAAACAAAAATAGCGACTTCTTTTAATAATA